ATACCTGTATAATCTTTGTTTGAGTCTAAAATAACTGCCTTAGAAGCAATGGCCGTACCGACTGCTGTACTGCCTAGATCTAGTGCATTAAGCTCACCGACTACTGCGGTAATACCATCAAGTACATTTAGTTCTGCTGCAGTAGAAGTCACGCCATCTAATATGTTTAGTTCTGCAGCGGTAGACGTAACGCCATCTAATATGTTTAGTTCTGCTGCAGTTGATGTAACACCGTCTAGTATATTTAACTCTTCAGGTGTAGATGTAATTTGTGTTGCGCTTACAGCTGCCAATACAGGTATTGTACCTGAAACGTTTGGTAGATTAATTGTTCTATCATCAGTAGGATCTATGATTGTAAGTGTAGTTTCATGTGCATCAGCTGTAGCTCCTTCAAATACTATTGCATTTTCAGCTTGCATTGTAACTGTGTCTACAGTCGTAGTTGTTCCCGCTACAGTTAAGTTAGGTACAAGTAATTCTCCTGTGCTTGGATTATATCTTAGCGCACCTGTGTCATCTAATAAGCCATTTGACTCATTGTGAAATACAACAGGAAAGTTTGTGTTAGCTGTGCTGTCCGTAACTGTTACTGTAGATGCTAGCGTAACTGTTGTCCCTGCAATCACACTAGATAAAGCAGTGCCATTAACTGTTATCGCATCTGCTTCTAATGTGCCGTCAATATCTGCATCACCAGATATGTCTAAAGATGTTGCCGCTACTTCTCCGGTAATACTTACTCCACCAGAAGTTGTAACAAATTTTTCTGAATTATCATGGTATAGGTGAACAGGTCCATCTGTATCAAAAAATGCCATTGTTTCAGACGTGCTTTTTTGAAGCGATATACCGTTTCCATTACTTGTAATTTTAAAATCTCCTGTGCCTATGTCAGATATAAATGAATTAGAACCATCGTGGTAAATTTCTAAATCACTGCCAGCTCCAAAAAGTGCTTTTGAATTATCACCTAATTTTATATCGTGAAGAAACGAAGCAGTTCCTACGTCTGACATATCAAGAGTTAATGCTGTAATAGTAACGCCGCCGTCATTACCTTGAAAAACAATATTTTTATCAGAAACACTACTTGCTATTTTTAAATCAGAACTATCAAAATTAATCTTGCCTATCTCAGTGCCATCATCTTTTAAAAAAATGTCAGCACCACCAGCGTCTAATATAATATCACCAGAAGAATCTAAAGTAATATCTGTTCCATCATTAGTAATGGTATCTAAAGCTATTGACCCAATATTTGTAATATTAGCATCACTCATATCAAAGCTACCAGTTACATCTAAATTACCACCAACTGATAAATTAGCTCCTAATGTAACGTCACCATCTGCGTCCAAGAATACAGCTTTGCTTGAAGGTAGTGTACAAAATACTGTTTTACTACCGGCTGCAAAATCTATTTTAGTTGTGTTACCTGCTGATGTATCGATTACCGTGGTTCGTGCAAGAGTGTCGGGAGACGCGTCACCAATAGTTCCAATACCTATTTCCCATGTACCGTCTGACTCGTGTACAATAATATAATAAGTTGTATTTGTGTCACCAACACCAGTTACAAATGTTTCAAAACCAGTTGCAGCACCACCTAAAGATATGGTACCCTGTCCAGTTGTCGTTGTGGTTTCTTTGACTCTATCGTTTAGAACTAATGCCATAAAACCTTACCCCGATATTCTTATAATAGCACTACTCGTATCTGCGGCTGGAAATTGTATTGTAAAGGTGCCTGCTGTAGTAGAAAAGTCACCACCAAAATCTAACATACATACTGCTGAATCAGTAGCAAGTCCTGCTGTTGCTGCACCACCTGATGATTGATAAATGAGCGCGTACCGCGCTGTTGTAGAAACTGTTGTAAAAGAAGTGTCAGCAAAATCTGCAAACACTGTAGATGTAGAAGAACTACCTGTAACACCGTTATTAGTTAATGTATTACCTGCTGCAGTATAACCAGAACCCGATGCATTTGATGCTTCGTTAGTTGTGTTGTAACCAGTTATTGCTGATGCAGAAACTGTTTTAGATGATGTGTAAAGAGCAAGTTTATATGTGTCACCACCTGATGCACTAAAATTATGGTTACCTTTTAGAAGGTGCTCTTTAAAAACATTACATATTACGTTTGCCATATTAACTCCTTAAGGTTGCGGCGACGGCATTGGTATTCTTACAATTCCGTCACTATATTCGTCTCGTCTTCTTCTACCCATCTGTTCTTGTCCTAGTGTCTGCATCTCGCTTTGATAAGATTGCGTGTACATGGCCATCATCTCTGGGTGTTTTAAAAACTTAAAAGCTTCTATAAGGCAGGCGTAAAGCAACAACTGTGGCGCATTTGTGCTGACCCATGTTGTCGTATTGCTTGAAGACAAACCTGTTGGTTGAGCATTATACTCAAGGTACATAGTATACGCTGCATTTGGCGTAGGTGCAAGGATCAATGAGTCCTCATCATAATTAGCATAATATTTAGGAATTCCTGTAGAGCTTGCATTTGGCCAATACTCTGTAAGAAATGAAGCCTCTTTCTTTTGTAGTATTACCTTCTCGTTATCTGTCAAACCACCTAAAGAACCAGATGAACTGTAAATTGCAACATATCTTACAAACTCAAAACTAGTTGGTACCACACCAGGCATGGTCACAAACTGTGTACCTGATGTTAATGTTGCTTGTGCGTTTTTCTTAAAAACATCTAGATCAAGTTCTCTAAAAATACGTAGTTCCGCATGTTCTATAAAATCGTTAGTAATCGTTGCAGTTAGAACATTAGTATCTGTTTCTGTGTAATCTAAAATCTGTTGTGTTAATTCTGCGTATGTTGTCATGGTGTTATTGTAACAGGTCCAGCGTAAGAACGGAACCCTCCTCCTCTTATATTTCCAGTTGTTGCAGTATCTGTAGCAACACTAAATGTGTAACTATTATCATCAACTTTAGTTATTGTATATCCGGCAGACCTATTTATGTTTGTGTTTGTAATTCCATCAAAACTAAGAACGTCATAAAAACGAACAGTGTCACTTGTTGATCTGCCATGACTCTCTTCCGTTACTGTAATTGTAGAAGAACTAGCAGACCCTGTTTTGAATGAATCTGTTTTTAATAAGTTAGGTGCTGCTGTTTCTGTTCTATCTGGTCTAGCGTCTTGCAATCCTTGTGCATCTGCTTTATGTGCGTTTGGTTCTATTTGAGGATGTTTTGACTCAAACTCAGAAATATGCACAAACGAACCATTCCATTCTTTTACCATTTCGTTGTATGGAAAAGCCATACCACTACGATCGGATATTGCTTTTGATTTTCTTCCTGATGCAAAATTAGGCATTTGGGTAATACGCTTTCGGTGTTATAAATGTACTGGTAGATGAACCGTCTTCTGTAAGTGCTCGGTTTAATTCATCTTCATACAACATTTTATTTTGTTGAACTAATTCAGGTTTATATTTTTGTGATAGGTAGTATGTTAGCCCAGACACCATGCACGGAACAAAACGATAAGGTACGTCAGTTGAGTTTGTATAATCACCTGCATCTTCAATTCTTTTTGCATAGTACAAATGTACTTCGGAACTTGCAGCGTCAGAATCAGGTGTTGGATATAAACTTACCGTTACCCTGTCAATAAAACGTTGTACATAATATTGAGTGGGCTGTCCTTTTTGTAATTTATTAGAAAGACCAGAATACGTTGAACGATCAATTTTTGTTAAAGCTGTATCGTTTTGAGTTGTTGCTGTTCTGTTGGTTCTAAAAGTTGCTTCTAAAACATCATCCATACCAAAAATAGTAGAATCTGTTTGCACTGTTGTAGCTTGCGCTCTGTTTGTATCAGCGGTGTCGTCTGCCTCACTTCTAAAGAAATGATACTCAGCTTGTCCTTCTACAAGATTAATGTTTGTTTCTTTTAGTTCCCAATAGTGCAACCCTCTGTTGCCCCATTCTTGGAACATTATATTTAAAGAACGTCTTGCAGATTTTATTCTGTATCCGTTAAGATCTTGGATACCTATTCGTTGATAAGCTTCTTCCATAACTTCATCAATGGCAAAAGTCCTATCGAACGTTGCTGTTCCTGAAGTAGTGTTTGGCATATGCTACTCCTTATTAATAAGTTTTAATCCACTCGCAAGTAACTGTTCCTGAATCGCCAGAAGTACATGCTGGAAACACCAACTTAACATCTCCTGTGACACCACTAGCTTCATTATTTTTAAGACCACCTATTGAGCTATAGTCTAAATGACCATCGCCTTCTAAGTTTAAAAAAGTTGCATCAGTGGTTGCATCCCAAACTAATCTAATTGCATCTACTTTTGCCGTCATAGAAACACTGTACCAAACTTTGTTTAGAGTAACTCTACTTGGTGCAGGACTTAATCCTGAAACATCAACTATAGTTGTAGTTCCGCCTGTGCTATCAGACACGTTATTATAATGAGTAATTAGTTTTTTATCAC